GCTACCTTTGGACTTGCTAATTGTTTTTTTGTTTCTGATAAACTTGCTTCTTCAATTCGTTTATATTTTCTTATTGTGCGTTCTATTTCTCGCTGTCTTTGTTCCATTGCATAATTCTGTGCAGTTTTTAATTTGCTTTGTTTGTCTTGTTTAAATATTTTTGGCTCGTCAAGTCCCTCAACATAGTTGACCCAATTATGTCTGCAATTATAATGACCTAGCCCTGCACTTATTGCCTTGCTTAATAATTCGTGTTTGCCGTCTGCAATTCCGCCCTGATAAACATCGTCAATCAATATAGCGTCTTGCCACGGACTGCATAGCGGACAACTGCTCGGGTGTGCTGATACTCTTACAAGTGGCTGCATTCCATAAGCCTTTGCAGTTTCGCCTTGTGCTTCAAGTAATGTCTTATGACTAAAATCACGCATTAAAAACTCTGCTTCGCTGTATGCTTCTTTTTCCGCCCCGTTTGCAAGTATCTTTCCAGTTATGCCTTTTTCTAAAAAGTTTGCTTGCACTCTGTCTACTTCTTCGTATAAATTCTTGGCACCTACATTTACCATGCTTGCAATTTGACTTGTTTGTCTTTCTGTAGTCGCTAACATTATAGTAATTATGCCAAGTATTCCGCCCATAGTCACAGCTATTCTTTTATCTTTTATGTTTGCCGTAAAGTCTTCTTGCGGTTTTTCAATTTCCTTGCCTTGCTTCTTGTATGTGTCAACAGCAATCTCAACCGCCCTAACTCCACTCTCTACACTTGCAGTTATTTCTTCTTCTACTAAACTTCGTATTGTTGGAACAACAGCACTTATTGCTTTTATGTTATTGTTTCTAAAACTTTCACTTTCCGCTATCACTCCGCTTTTGAAGTTTCCGCTTTTAATTGCATTTGTAAATACTTGTTTGCGGTTTCTTAAAAACCTTTGCTCTAACTCTGCAATAACTCTTGCTACTCTTATTCCTGCACTTTCGCTTTTATCAAGCTCCATTATCTGCTCCTAAATAACCCCTAAATAAACTCGCTAAATTCTCTGCAGAAAAGTTATTTGGGTCGGTGGCGGTTATTGTTTCATTTTGTCTTGTTTTCGCTTCAACAAGTTTCTGCTCTTTCTCTGCTTCAAAATCCGCATCAGGCATTAAATTCGTCAAATACTTATCGCTGTAAAGCCCAGTTGATTTTAATGTAGCAATCATTGTTGCAATTTCTACAAGATTTTTAGTCCAATTTCTATGAACTGTGATTTCTATTAAATCCGTGTTAAACCATTCATAATCACTTTCAATAAGATTTCCGTCAATGTCAACTGCTTGCGTCAACATGTTCGCATATATCTTATTTCTGCGTCTATAAAGTTTTCGCAAGTTTTCTTCTTTAAGTTTAACTAATTCCTTAAATGGCAATAATTTTAATTCAAGTGCAACCCCTGTAACATTTCCCGCAAATGTTTCACTTGACAAATCGGGTATCATTGTCAAATCATAAATTTTGCTATCTACATCCCTTCCAAAACTATCTATCATTCCGTAGTTTTCATTTTTTGAAAGCATGTATGCACTTGCTGGCACATTTGGGTTTGGGTTGTTTAATTCTAAAACTGGTGTTTCCCCAATATCACTTAAACTTGCACGCTTTTCATCTTTTGTTTTTCCCGCAAGTTGTGCGTTTACCAACGCTAATATATTTTTAACAATTTTCTTCGTGTCCGCAAGGGTCAAATCATGAAGTGTTGACCTATCTTTAATTAATTCAATTACTTGCTCAAAGTCCGCTTGCTCTTCGTCATTATTCCAACCTTTTGATAATGGAACTCTACCCGCAAAATGCGGAACTCCATTTGGTAGTGCTTGTTGTTTTAATAGTGATTTTTCACAATCAATCGTATATGTGTTTTGAGTATCAGCAAAATTTACTAAAATTCTTTCTTTACCATCTTGTTTGTATTTTTCAAACCATACAGCATAGAGCGAATTTTGTTCTACGGTGTTGTCAAAAACAATAAAAGCATTTTCGCTTAATATCTTTGCAGTTTTTGGCACTGGGACTTCATCATCGCTCATGTAAATTAATTCATAAGCAGTTGAAGTCGCACACATATCAATAACCATTTTTTTATCATGTGTTATCATTTGTTGATTATCATATAACTCTAAAAGTTTGTCATATAATGCTTTTTGTTTTTTACTTAACCCTTGCGGTTCGCTAAAAGTCACTCCATCGCCAACAGTTGCACTTGCACTTGTTAAAACTAATTTTTTGGCAAACGGCAATTTAAGACTATTATTAGAATTAAGATAAAATGCTCTTAATAGTTCTCTGCGAACTTTTTCCGTTTTTTCAAACTCCAATATCCAACTATTAAGATTTTCAATAGTTAGTGGCGTACCTTTCTTTACTCTTATGTCCATTTTTTCTCCTATAATCTTATTGAACTGAACCGAGCCATTGCTGGCTTAATATCTTCCATATCTAAACTTAATGCATATCGCAACGCATCTATTAAGTGATTGTTTTTATCAACAGGTTGCTTCATTGAATTTCCGTCTTTATCTTTTTTCCATTGATATAATTCCAACTCGTTTTTCATATTTTGACATCGTATATCTACTATGATTTCATAACCTTGCAACCACTGAATTCCATACACTACACTGTCAGCACCCTTCATAGCTCCTATAGCTCGTATTCCGTAGTTGTTTAATTCTTGTATGCTTTTTGGCTCTGCACTATCACATATAATTTGTTCGCTTTTTATAATCGGTTTTATCTCATCGGCTATCATTGAATTTGTATAACCACGCTCATATCTTTCGTCGAATACATATATCTTCTTTCGCATCTTGTCTATGTGTAATCTAACAAATGCAAATGGGTCAGCACTAAATCCAAAGTCAAGTCCGTTTCTTATATTATCAAATGTTTGCCAAAGCGGTATTTCCTTTCCTTGAATTTCTACTGGCTCACTTAAATCCGCAAGTTTCCAGTTTTTAAATATTACATCTCCAACCACTCCCCAATTGCCAAGAGTATAAACATTGTAATAATATTCGTCTTTTTCGTTTTCCAATCGTTCGTGGTCTTCCGCAGTTAAAAACTCATTATCTTTATGGGTTGTTTTCATTATGAGCAAATCGTCATTTTCAAATCGTGTCATTTCATCTGTCCACTGATTGAAAAATGTTGTATAAATCCAATGCGTTTTATAAATCGGGTTGAAGGTCATTATAATTCTTTTAGGATGCTTTGATTGTCCACGAAGCCTTTTCTCTAATTGCTTATAGTCCTCGTATTCAATCTCTGTTGCTTCTTCTATCCATATGTCTGTTAATGCCCCAGTTTGTGGAGTAATTGATTTTACTTTTTCGGTATCGTCAAGTCCGCTAAATAAAAATTGACAACCATTATTTTTGGCGGTTATAAGCATTTCGGTTTTGCTCTTTTCAAATAAATTAGCAACACCCATATTTGTTATTGCTTTGTTTATTTCATTCCATGCGCTTCCCTTTAATGCCTTTGCTACTTTTCTTACTACTAATACATTTCTACCAGCTAATACACCAGCAACTAATTCCATTGCTGTATCAACAGACTTTCCGCTTGATGAGCCACCAAATTTTATTATGGTTTTTTTATTTTTAAACCAATATGGCAAAAATGATTTATTTATAAGCCCTTCTGGACTAATTGTTATTTTCGGCATCTTTATTACCGCCTATTTTAATCTCAAAATCTTCTTTGAATGTGTTGGTTATTTCTCTTTTTTCTCTCCATCTGTCGCTTCGCCTATTTTTTAACCAGAAAATCATTGCCGTCACGTCTCCGCCTTTGGCTTTATTAAATAATGCGTTTTCAATTATATTATCGGCTTGTTCTCTTCCGATTTTTAGGGCGTTCGCTATGTTCGGATTTTTCTTCATCCACTCATATATAGTCGTCTTGCCAATTCCAATATTATCCGCCACTTGTTCAATTGTAAGCCCGTTCATTCGCCAACCTTGTAGCAATATTAATTTTTCGGGTTTGGACCAGTCTTGTATTCTTGGTCTTGTCATGTGATACCCTCCTATGTTATTTTAAAACAATCCCCATTCTGCGAACTTTTCAAAACCGCCTAACTCGTTTATAAACTTTCTTGCTTCTTCTACAATCTCGCTGTAAGGTTTTCCGTCAATAAACTCATCTCCAATAGCACAAAACAACTTAACTGTTTTTCCTGTTTCTTGTGCTTTTTTGAACGCATAAATATTAACACTAACATCGGCTTTTGATAAGTCTTTGCCGTGCAATCCACCGCCAGTTACAGATTGCGCCATATCACTGCCTAACTTTCTATTAGTTGCTCCACTGTCAACATTTGTTCCGCCAGTCCAATCGCCAAGTGGATTTATTGTTGCTCTTTTGTATCGCTTTTGTAAATCTTCGGTTTTTGCATTGCTTTGGCAAATTATAAGTTTGTTGTTTGCTAAAATGTATTTGCCATCGTATGGATATTCTTTATAAATATCTCTTGCAATTTTTGAAAGTTTTTTCTCTTCTTCTGTTAATGGCACACCTTTAAATATTCCATTATCTCCGCATCTTACTTTTTCCTTTTGATTGTTTGCTAATTGTATGTCTTGCGGAACAACAATAAGTTTTAGTTTAATCTTTCCAGCAATTCGGTTTACAATTTTTTGAATTTCTTTTTTCTTAAAATGCACACTGCTTTCAATTATAATTGTGCAAAGTCCGTGACCTATAAGAACTTCAACTGCCACCTTTGGATTGTCTTGTTTTCTGTATGCTAAATCAACAATTGCTCCT